ATGGCTACTATCGTCAAACGTGGAGATAAATATACTGCGCGCGTTCGCATCAAAGGTAACGAGCTGTCAAAAACGTTTGCCTCAAAAACGGAGGCAAGGGAGTGGGCAACACAAGCCGAAGCTGATATTAATAGCAGACGACTTGGATTGACGCCTAAAAATATTACTGTTGGTGATCTTATCCGGCGGTATATGAATGAAGTAACTCCTCAGAAGAGAGGTAGTAGAAATGAATGCATAAGGCTCGGGTTGATATTAAAAACAGAATTAGCCAACATTCTTGTGTCGGAATTATTGCCCATGCATGTGGCGCAATGGCGCGACGATCGATTAAAACAAGTTCAATCGTCAACGGTTGCGCGAGAATTAAGTACTGTATCAAGTGTGTTTAATTATGCCTTGAAAGAGTGGAGTTTAATTAATGACAATCCAGCAAGGAAAATAACGCGCCCGAAAAGCAATAAAGCACGAACGCGCAGACCTACTGATGACGAGATACATCGCATTTGCTTATGGTGTCATTATGATGATAGCACCCCTCCTAAACTGAAAAAACAGCGTGTAGCCTTGGCTTTCTTGTTTGCAATAGAAACAGCTATGCGGGCTGGTGAATTATGTGGCTTGGAGTGGGAAGATATCGATTTTAACCGCAGGGTGGCGCACTTAGAGATGACTAAAAACGGCTACTCTCGCGATGTTCCGTTATCTAAGGCTGCAATAAAACTACTTCATCAGCTTGAGCAGGTTAATTTGCCTACGGTTTTCGACCTTGATCCAGATTCATTAAGCACCACATTCAGGCGGGCTTGTCGCGTTTGTGGAATATCTGACCTGCATTTTCATGATTCCCGTCGTGAAGCCTTGACAAGAATGTCTAAAAAGGTGAATGTGATGGATTTGGCAAAGATTTCAGGGCATAGAGATATAAAAATATTGCTTAATACCTATTATGCCCCAGACGCAGCTAATCTGGCAGATTTACTTGATTGATTGCTTTCGTTTGGCATAATCTTTTACATCTGCTGGAATCCATAAAGAATGTGCCGTTTGATTCAATTTTACCGGCCTTGGAAAATCAGGCTTACACGCGATGCGACTTTTAAAATGCCCAATTGAGCATGAAAAGAATCGGGCGCATCGTTCTGCATTCCATAAATTGCTATTATCATTTTGTGCAAGAATAAGCGCATCTAGTCTATTAAGGATGTCGGACAATAGTGTGCCTAAATCAGCTTGTGCGGTTTGCATTTTGTCGTTCCATTAATAAAAATCCAGCAGATTGCTGGTGTGTGTTGTTACGTTTGCTTAAGGTTATTTAGGTTGCGGTGTGTTATGCCAGTCGCAGGATAGCCCTCCGGCACGATCCCCCCTGTAAACAAGACAGGTGATTTCGCGTCCATCATGTAATACAACCTGTGTTTCTATAGTATCTTCAGTAGTCTGTTTCACTATATTGCGTTTTGTCTCTTCAGAATAATCACAACCAGCAATAAAAAAAGCCGCTATAGCGACTATAATCAATTTAGTTTTCATGTTATCTGTCCTGATAATCAAAATAATAACCAGCTAAATGCTGGCTTCTCCAAATAGTGAAATAGAAATGGTGAAGCTATACAGGCACCCAATCTGTAACCGTTCTTGTAACTTTTAAAACTTCGTAGGGTTGATTTCCAAAAGAATCACCACGTCTTCCAGTTAAGCCGCGCACCCACTCAATCGCATAATATTTATTACCAAGAAACACAATAGTTCGTACCTCTTCATTCACTCCAAAACAACAAGTTGCAGCACTTAGTTCATGATCGGATAGTTCTTCGCCAGCAATAATTTTTTTATAGATTTCTTGTTCAAAATCTTTAAGTTCGTCGTTCATTTCTTCATCTCCAACGTGGTTAAAAAGTTAAAAACTCCAATAAAAAAGCCACACAAGTGGCTAGTAGTGTAATTTTTTTCATAATGGTATTTAAAAACGGGGGAAGCTTATTCCCCCCAGTTGATTTTTAAAACATGCCAAATTTAATTTAGCTCGGTGCTGCTAGATTTATAATTCAGCAGGTATGTTATAGTCTGATGCATGTAACCAACACTGCTATTAATTCCGCCTGATAGTGCTGTTAGGGTGCTGGTAAATCTCAGAAAGTCCTTTTGGCTTAGCTCCTGAGTGATATTATTATTTCTATAGCTGTCAGCTAATTTAGATAATGTTTCCATAATAAATGTTGTAGTATCTAACGCCTGAAAACAACATTCACTCAGATGTCCTAAATCATTTCTGCTAATCCGTTCTAGTGTTTCATCTGGGCTCTCATCAAGATCCTGTATGATGGAAAGCAACTGGGCGTTATCCATTAAACTGGCTATTTCATCATGGTGACGGGCGCGAAATTTGTTTTCTACTTGCATTGCTGTGAACTCCTGTTATCAATAGATTAAGTTTAATGCTTATGGAATTAATTGGATTGTGCAATCCAATAAATAAAGTGACCATTTGAGATTGTTGCTATTAAATCGTTTGTTTTTTGCTGGGGTGTATTGCGTTTTGATATACATTCCAGCCAGTGGCGTCTGATAATGGTTCGGGCATTTCTTAGATGTCCCACGCCGTAATGTTTCTCGGTATTTCTTAAGGGGGATTGGGTGGGAATGATTACATCATATAGGAATATGCCATATCTAACGACCAGCGCACCCGTTGGTCTATGTTGCCAGCAAATACGGTTGCCATAAGGGTGATTTTTTAATTCATGAAGATGTATTTTAGGTTTCATGGGTAACTCCTAGTTTGCGTTGTTTACTAATATGCGTTGGTTGTTAGAAGCATGTGTATACGAAAGAAAATACGCCGCACTTCTTTGTCTGGGTGATTGAGCAAAAAATCGGATATACTTTTATTTTCAGCCTTTATAAGTTCGTCAATTTTATGCCTCAACTCTTTAAGCATAAGATCGGAAGCTTTAACTGCGCAGCTTTTATCTCTATATAAAAAACCAAGCTTTAACATGAGCTTTAGCTCTGGTTTATATCGGGTGTATTTAATTTTTATAGATGCTTCTTCATGTAATGGTTCGCTAACCCAAAAGTCACCACAAGCCGCTGATTTAGCACCTACAAAATGAAATATTTTCCTATTTCCCTTAACGTATGCACGCATGTATTCAGCAGCATCTTTAGCCTCTTGCTTGGTTAGATATACAAGGTTCCGATTTAATCTCATATTATCCGTATCCGTATCCATCCACTCATCAATAATAAAACCATCTGGGCTTGTAGGGTCAGCAATGAAAATTATAGTGTTCTTTAAAGGCTTTCTTTTTACTGGGAAAAAAGGTTGAGTCATTTCAGCCTCCATGTTAATTATTTGTTGGTTGGCAAAATTAAAGCCCGCTGGTTGGCGGGCTTGGGTTTTTAAACTCGGGTAGGGTGGCAGGTGGTTAGGCACTCACTGCCATCGTGCATATGCTAGAATTGAGTTTCCCAAAACAACCTAGCAAATGAGGTATTTATCATGAGTAATGATAAAAATAAAATGGCTTATGACCATGCTCTTAAATCTCCAGCTCCATCATCTGTTAAAGGACATGTGCCAAAATCTCCAGCACCAGTGCCAACAGGTACCTCCCAAAATGGAGGTACAAACAAAAAGTAAAGGAACATAAATGATTAACCCAGAACAGACCCGGCCAAACTTAGAACTTGAAGTAGCTTATTCTTTGTGCTTTGAAAAATTAATGTATAAATTTTTCGGTAGGATAGATAAGTTAATTTCATTTTTCCTTATACTATCAAGCATGACAGCAATTGGAAGTATAGGAGGTTTAGTTAATGGTACTTTTTCTGGCATATTTTTAGCAGTTATAACTGCAATTCAAATCATTTATACTCCTAGTGCTAAAGCACAGGCTGCAAAAGATAACTACTGCCTATACTGTAAATTGTATAAAAAGATGGGTAGCATGAGTGATGAAGAGATTGCAAACCATCTGGCGGATTTAACTAAACGCGATACAGATGAAATTGGTCTCCTTTCTCATCCGGCACGTTTGTCTGCTTTAGTAATGTTGGGAATGACTCCAGACAAAAAGTATCCGGTAGAACGTAAACTAAAACCATCTGAACGTCTTGCAGCTTTATTTGCTGGTGAATTACCTGAATATAATTTTGAACACGTAATATCAGAAGCAAATAATGACAGTCAAAACTAAGCCAAACAATAAAGCCAGCTCTAATAAGCTGGCTTTGTTATTTAAGTCCAAAAACTAAAGCGCACTTACTCATAATAAATGCGCTGCGATTTTTAAACTCGTTAGCGTGTTTGTATATCTAAGTATTTGTACATTCAGTTGTAGCTTGTCAAAATTGGTGTCTTATATCAATCTTTTACGTATACTGACCACGTGAAAACCTGTCCAATAATTTCCATCTCTTCTAAGTATGCGGTTTCGTCTTTTCTAGATGAATTGAAGCTGTGGATATTAATAGTATTATCCTTGTTCCATGATAATTGCTTTATGCGGAGAACATCGGAATGTCTGAATGCATAAATTTTATTATTTATTATTCTTTTTCTGTCTAAGTTGACGCCGACGGTTGCACCATCCGGCAGTACTGGTTCCATGGAATCGCCTTTAATTGTCATGCATACTGCTTTACTTGGTGGAGCAGCATGTTTCTGCAATATACTACTACGCGCTAGTGCTAGTTTAAATTCACGACCTGCATTAAAGGTTGGTTGCATCACATCACTATCCAGCGTTAATGATTTGATATTGCTATTTACAAGTGGATTAGTTTGTAATCCATATACTCCACTAAGTGCCAATTGATTATTCATGTTTTACTCCTTATAGAATACTGATATATGGTTAAAGGTGGGGGATCATCATTTTGATGATCCCTATCAATAGTGATATTCAAGAATGTTGTTACATCTGTTTAAGATTAAGTTTCCAATAAACAACTTGGGAAATAAGCCATGTGTTGATGCATTCAGATATAACTTATCAAAGTTGGTGTTTGAAGTCGTTCTCCTTTCATAAAGTTCTTTGGATTTTTAGACTTATCTGTCTGTAAGCGTTACCGGCTTACTGGTTTTGTTCTGGCCGCCCGCGAGGGCTTAACGGCTTGCCAGCAAGCTCCCTAACTTGCCTCGGGCTTTTATATCCCGCTGCCCTGAGCCGATGCGGTGAAGTTGTTTTGCTTCGATATATTTATATTACTAGCGGTAATTAAATATATCAATACCTTTAGTAATAAATATTTAGGTTTTTTATTAAAATATTGATAATTTTATGATTTTTTTATAAATATGAGATTGAATAAAAATAATAAAGGAATTAATCAAATTTGTAGCAGCTATTACATATGTGATAAATTTATTTTTTAAATAGAAAGTGATGTATGACCACATTCGGTAAGCGCGTAGCTAAACTTCGAGAGGAGAAAAAACTGTCGCAGGAGGAGCTGGGGAAAATAGCAGGCATCGGACAAAGCACAATAGCCCAGATAGAAAAGGATAGAAATAAAAGTACGAGAAAAGTTATAGAGCTTGCTGAGGCACTTGATACCACGCCCAATTATTTGATAAATGGCGTAGTCGATTTAAGCATGGCGCCGGCTTCATCAGAAATAGGCAGTTACACTGAAAAAGATGTGGACAATCTTGATATAGGGGCGTATGTGGAAATTCCATATTACGATATAAGTTTATCTGCGGGTATTGGCAATGCGACTTGGATAGTTCGCGATAACCCAGAAAGATTACTTTTTAGAGAAAGTTGGCTCCAAAGTCGTAGGCTTAATGAAGCTACTCTCAAAGCTATGTATGTACGGGGGGAATCAATGGAACCTCTATTATATCATATGGATACAGTTCTAATTGATATCAGTGATGTAGATGTTGCCGATGGTTGTGTATATGCGATAATTTTTAAGGGTAAGTTATATACAAAAAAGTTACGCAATACAGAAGCTGGGATAAATATTATTAGTTACCATCCAGATTATGAACCCATGCACGTAACACAAGAAACATATGATCAATTTCAAATTCTAGGCAAAATGGTCTGGCGATGTGGTTAAAAAGCAACTATAAAAAAGCCACAACCTAAGTTGTGGCCTTGTATTATAGGCAAATAAAAATATTTATTTAGGTGGCAAAAGCATGAGTTTTATTTATAAGAGTATCCATGTTACTCTCTACTTCCATGGTAAACCTTGAGCCTATATTCTTCTTAATAAGCCAGTGCGTATGATCGATTATATTATCTACATTATCTAGAATTTTTTCTGGTAATGTATCAGGTCTATAAATAAATAATCCAGCTTCCTTATTATTATTTAACGAAGCAGAGGCACGCTGAATGTCTTGGGTAGCTTGAAGTAAATAGAATTCACTTTGAGTTGCTTGAATATAATCTGTGGATACAATAGCTCCAAATTTAGTATGCTGTTGTAAAATATTTGGTGTCGACCAAATTTGTAGATGTTTCAATGTTATTTTTTCGCCTAAATCTGGCGGGATAACAATCGGATTATTTTCATTATGCCAAATACTCTCTGCTAGGTATTTATCACTATTCTTAATAGCATTAAAAATTTTACTCCTAACTTTTTCGGTGCTTAAACCCTTATGGTTATTCTGTTTTTCTGAAGTTTGTATTAAATTAAGGGTAACCATACTTTTATATAATCTATCAAGTATGTCCTCAACGCTGTTCCCAGCAACAAATTTCAATGAACTGATAGAAAAGTGTGGAGAAACAGATTTAAGAGTCAATAAACTATCTGTACTTGATTTTAATAAGTGAAGCAGGAAGCTAAAGTTCTCTTTACTAGCCTTCCCATACAGTAATTCTAGGGGTGTGGTGTTGGGTATTAGTTTAGTAAATAATTTTTTTCTATAAATAATACCAACACCAATATTTAATAGTTCTCCAGTGGCTAAATCAGGAGAAATCTTAATAACAAACCATTTTGCTGTAATATCAGGTTCAATTGATTCTTCAGACAAATTCGTTAGAGTGGTTAGAATAGAATCAAAATCAACATTATGCACTAAATCACTTTGAAGCGTTGTTTCAGTAACCATGGTGTGTCCTTTGTTCTATCCATTAAAAATTTCTTAAACCCATCATTTTCAATCTCTGGGAGGAGTGTATTTAACCAAAACGTAACCTCAGATTCAATAGGTTTAATTTTTTCTGTATGCATTTCCGCAGACAATACTGCTTTTGTAATAATATCATCTGTTGCAGGTTTGTTGCATTTACGAAGATTGATTGCTTGTAAAATTTTATTATTGTAAAGTTGTTTTGAATTTAACATTGATAAATTCCAACTTTCAGACTTTTCATTTATTAACCTACCGTTATCAATGAGTGCGTATGACTGTTTACCTAGTCTAAGTAGATTATTGAAATGTCTATCGACATGAGCAATATTTTCGTCGAGAGCGATGGATGCGCCATATTCATTCCATTTTGATACATCATCAGCAATTCCCGTTATGGCTTCCTCGGTGATTGGTGGTTTTAAATGAAATGCTGCACTGTGTCCATCAAGTCTTGATGTACAAAAACATATAACTGATTTTTTTTCTCTTATCCATTTATACGTGCTGCTTTTTTCTAATTTTGATATTTCGTTGAGTCTTTCTTTAGGTAATACTGATAAAAATGCATATTCCGGTTGTTTTAAACCTATGGCATACGTGATAAGGTATCCAACAATCTCGTTAATTAGGCCTTTTTCTAATGGATTATATAATTTACAAAAAGCTTCAGTATGTCCAGCTATTGGATGGTTAAATTCACCAATAAATACTGGATTTACATGGTGATCATCACTTGCTAGCCAATTATTAAATCTTACAAAAGCTTTTTCATTAAGCATTTGTATAATTCTTGGCATTTATATCATTCCTTTTAAAATGTAAATTTCATATTCTCAACTGTTATTCTATTAATCTTTATTCTTTATTAAGATTAAATATCTATAGAATTAATTCTTTTTCAATCTAGTACAGACTACCAAGAAATTGCTATTTTAACGATATCTTTTTTTCAAAATACTAAATATTGCAGATTAAATTCAGGGAATACATCTAATTACTGACCACGTGAAAACATGACCAATAATTTCCATCTCCTCTAAGTATGCGGTTTCGTCTTTTCTAGATGAATTGAAGCTGTGGATATTAATAGTATTATTCTTGTTCCATGATAATTGTTTTATACGGAGAACATCGGAATGTCTGAATGCATAAATCTCATTATTTATTATTCTTTTTCTATCTAAGTTGACGCCGACGGTTGCTCCATCCGGCAGTACTGGTTCCATGGAATCGCCTTTAATTGTCATGCATACTGCTTTACTTGGCGAAACACCGCATTTGCGTAGTGTACTGCGCGCAAATGCAAGTTTAAATTCATTATAGTCAGTGCAGTCAAATGAACCATCTCCGGCAGCAAGACAAACATCTTTATAGTAATTAACAAGCACGTATTCATCATCTGGTAGAGGATTATCGTCATCCCACAACAGGAAATTTCCTTTAGCACCGACGTTGCTGGCAAAATCCATTGGAACCAATGTTTGTAATTTTTTTGCTAGACGGGGACTAAAATCGGAAACAGGGACTTGAAGAATTTTCGCAAATTGTGAAGCAGATTCATAATTGAGTGCATTTATCCCGTTTAGATAATGGTTTACGGCACCTTGGCTAATATTCATTAGATCACCAACTTTCAATTGATTTAAATTCAATTCTTTTTTCTTTGCCTTGTAAATTTCATTTAGTTTTTTAGCTTCGAGTAACTCCTCTGATGTTAAAGGGCGTTTTTTCACAGATTTAGTCATAAGTTCACCATTGAATTTTAATAATTATTACCGTTGGTATTCACAAAAAACAACAACCGCCGGTATTGACAATAATAATTACAAGCGGTAATAATGTAATGAAATTTATTAATTAGGTGCTAAATGAAAAAAATACCTTTATCTATTTATGTAAAAAATAATGGACAGCATAAAACCGCTGAAGAACTTGGGTTGACTCAGGGCGCGATAAGTAAGGCGTTGCGAGGTGGACGAAAAATCTTTATCCATGCAAATTCTTCTGGAAAGGTACAAGCGGTTGAAATTCGCCCATTCCCCTTTTTCTCTAATAGCAAATGCCAGAAAAATGATGCCCACGATGACAACTAAAACAACTCAAATCTATCTGAAAGATGAGCAATCTGAGGTTGATTTTAAATTCAATGATGAATGGTGCCAGCTCAAGGAGCTGATTCTCGCCGGCAGGAAAGAGGAGGCGCATAAATTATTGGATGTGCTAAGTGAAATATACCGAAACCGCCCGACTGAGTTGGTTGAGGCGTTAGAAGTGGAGATGGGTTTGAGATGAATGGTAATAAAAAAAGCCCACGGGAGTGGGCTATCGAGAAACGACTGATTTGGCAGCCGTACAACTCTTTAAATAACTACAGATAAATATAGGTGTAATTATGACTTCAGTAGCAAATCTTGTCAATGATAACTCTTTAAAAATAGGCGATATTATCGGGGATGTTACATGTGCCTACAATCCGCGTCTGAAACGTATATGTAAGGGCGACATTAAGGCTGGGCTGGTTTTAAACCAATTGCATTATTGGTGGCAGTACTGTTCTAGTACGGCAAAGGGTTTTTATAAGTCTGTTAAGGAATTGGCTGGTGAGCTGGATTTAAGTGAATATGCGGTACGTAAGTCTATTAAGTTGCTGGAAAGCCTTGGCTATATCCGGCGCAAGATTAAGAAGCTTGAGCATAGAACTTATTATTTGGTTGATGAGGTTGCGATTAAAAAGGCGGCTGAGTGTTTTGATGCTGATAAAGCTGACAAGCCTAAATATCGTGTATTTACTGGTGTGCTTGGTCGTTTTTGCCGAGGTGGGAAATATGACATTTCCCGAATGTCGACATGTCGCAGTTCGGGAGTGGTGACATGTGACAATTCGGGAGTGACGACATGTCAACACTCGGGAGTGGCGACATGTGACAGTTCGTATAAGGAAGAGATTTATACAAAGAATTATTCAGAGAATTATTCAGAGATAGAGTGCCACCGCGATTCTGAGGATTTTGAGTTAGTTCCAGATGGTGAACAATCAGAATCGAATGATGATAATGCTGATGATGGTGGTGTGGTGTATGCGCCAATAGGGCTGCATAAGAAATGTGGCTGGTGTGAAAACTGGGTAATGCCGGATAAATATCTGGATTATGCGGCAGCTAAGGGGCTTGTTGGGTCTGCGCTGAATATTGAGATTGAGAAGTTTGTGAATTACTGGCTATCTGGTGATGCTAGAAATTCCAAGAAGCGCAATTGGGAAGCTACTTGGCGCAACTGGGTTTTAAAGTGGCTGGAGTACGGTGCTGGCAGGATGGGTGCCAATAAACGCCGGAATGAATGGGATTGTACTAATGCGCGCTATGTGGAGGTAAAGCCGAATCTGCGGGTGTATGGGGTAGATGTTGGCGGGCGCAGGGTGTTTGTTTCTGTTCTTGGAACAACTGGGGAATGGAACGCGCCGAAATGGGAAGAGGTAGGCACTAGTTCAAGCGCTAATGAGTTGTTTATGGAAACTGTGCGTCTGTGGAATGGAGCTGATTATGGACGCTAGGGAGGTATCGCAGTTGCTGGCTGATAAGGCGTTGAGTGTGTCTGAGTATCTGCTCCCCAATGGCAGGAAAAATGGCAATGAGTGGTGCTGTGGCTCGGTTAATGGGGAGGAGGGGCAATCGCTTAAGGTGCATTTATGCGGCAGTAAGGCTGGTGTGTGGAAAGATTTCAGTGATCAGGACAAGGGTGGTGATTTGCTGGATTTATGGGCTGCGTGCAGGGGGTTAAGCTTTGTTGATGCGCTTAAGGATGCCTGTAGGTGGCTGGGGGTTGAGTTTGCTCCTAAGTTTTCGGTTGCCAGTAAGAAGTCATTTACGCGCCCGTCTGTACGTTTGGGGACGGTGATTGAGCCGCAGGCGAATGGTTATTTTGACAGGCGGCGCATTAATGGCAGTACGCTTAAGGCTTACTGTGTAGCCAATCATGACAGGGAGATTGCTTTTCCGTTAATGGTTGATGGGGCTGTTTATAATGTTAAGTATCTGACGCCACGGCGTAAGAGGGATGAGAAAAACCGCTGGCGGCAGGAATCAAACTGTGAGCCGTGTTTGTTTGGCTGGCAGGTTATTACGCCTGATGATGATAAGGTTGTGATTACTGAGGGTGAAATTGATGCGCTGAGTGTTTTTCAGTGTGGGGTAAAGGCTTTGTCGATGCCTAGTGGTGCGAAGAATCTTGAGTGGATTGAATACGACTGGGAGCGGTTGCAGCAGTTCAGGGTGATTTATCTGGCTTTGGATAATGATGACGCGGGACAGTTGGCTACGATGGAGGTGTTGCAACGGCTTGGTGAACACCGGTGCAAGTTGGTTGATTGGGGCGATTTTAAAGATGCTAATGAGTGCCTGTGTGAGGCTGGTGAAGCTGGGGTTCTGGATGCAATAGTTGGTGCTGAGTATAAGAAGCCGGAGGATTTGAAAAACGCGATTGAGTATGCGGAAATTCTGTTTCAGGATTTTAATGGGCTACTTGATACTGCCACGGGCAATACTACGCCATTTGCTGGGATGAAAGATTTTAAGTTTGGTATGGATCAGTTGACGGTATGGACTGGTTACAGTGGCCACGGTAAAAGCCAGCTATTGGGGTATTGTATGTGTGAGATGATTCTGAGGCAAAAGGAACGTATTTGTTTGTTTTCGGGGGAGATGAAGCCTTATAAGGTGTTAAATCGTATGGTTAGGCAGGTATGTGGAAAGCTGCGTCCTGATCAGGATGATTTGACTGATGCGTTGAATTTGTTGTCTGGGGGGATGAATATCAATGGTGAGCGTTGTACGGAAGAGAATGGTAATGAATCAGGTGGGCTGTGGATATATGACGTGAATGGTGCAGCCAGTCTGGAGCGGATGCTTAATGTTTTTAAGTATGCGAAGCAACGATATAACTGCCGGCATTTTGTTATTGATAGTTTGATGATGTTGGGGGTAGCTGAGAGTGATGTGGATCGGCAGAAGAAGATTGCGGAGATGCTGCGGGATTTTAAATCGCAAAACAATATTCATATTCATTTGGTTGCGCACCCGCGTAAGCCTGACAATGGTGATGAATCTAAGCCACCAAATAAGCATGATGTGAGGGGATCTGCAGGGATTACTGATCTTGCTGATAATGTTCTGGTTGTGTGGCGGAATGGTGAGGCGACGGGTTATGGGGTAGACCCGGATGCTAAGCTTATTTGTCAAAAGCAACGTGATTCGGGCTATCAGCCTATGGTTAATCTGTTTTTTGACCGTGCAAGCTGCCAGTACCATGAGCGCGAAAGGGAGGCAATCAGTATGATTACTGGTGAAAGAGTTCGGGTGGATTTTAAGTCGCCATACGCGCGATGATGATGCGATATTCTGGGGAAGTGAAGTTTTAAAGGGTTATTTGATGATAAGTAAAATTGAAATTGATACTGCTGCAGATGTGCTGACTGCATATGAGCGAACTATGGCAGACCGGAAGCGGCAAGGGCATTGTCTGAGCGCTGAATGGCGTTACGGGAGAGATAAAGTAATCAGGGACTATGCTTTTGATGGTGTGCATTATAA